AGATTGGTATGAATCAAGCACTTCAAGTTACAATTGAAAAGCAAAGAATTTATATACAAGAACTTACTAGATTAAATGACAAGTACATAAACGAAATTGCAAAAGTAAAAGCAGATCTCAAGTTCTTTTTAGAAAGAAAATAGCATGTATGAAAATAGTAAAGAATTGGTTGGAAAAAGATTTAGCTTTTAGAGTTAGAAATTTTTTATTAGATCAACAATATAAATACACTGAAAGCTCATTACCTGGAACAGGTCCTAGTTTTTTTTCTTCTCATTTTGATATTAATCAAAATAAAGACATTAGAAGTTTGTTTCCTCTTCTGGTTAGTCACTTTGATCATGATATAGAAATTATAAAAGTTTATGCTAATCTTCAGTTCTACGGTATGAATGGCGAGTGGCATACTGATGATGGTGATACCACTTGTTTATGGATGGCAACTAAATCTTTACCAAAAGGATCAGGTGAATTTAAAACAAAGAAACAAAGCGTTAAGTTTGATTTTAATAAACTGGTAATCTTTGATGCTAACAAACCGCATAAAGGAATGGCACCAAAAGAATTAAATACGCCTAGGATTACCCTGGCTTTTAAAACACAAAGATATGATTAAAGAATTCTATACTACACCTAGATTAGGAATGGACTTACATGATGGAGGAGGACCATTTGGTTTTGATATACATAAGGCTCATGAAGTTTGTACTTTAATAAACGATATGGATGTATCTGTTATAATCGAAACCGGTTCTAACACTGGAGATACCACAGAGTTTTTAGCAAAACTATATCCTACTAAAAAAATAATAACTTGTGATATTAATAATAATTACTTTAACTTTGCTAAAGTAAGATTGGAAAAATATAACAACGTAGAAATATATAATGTAGATAGTGTGTATTTAATACAAAATCTAAAGTATCCTAAAGATACTTTGTTCTATTTAGATGCTCATGAGAATGGAATGGATCTTCCTCTTACTAGAGAAATTAAATCTATAAAACACGGTATCATAGCCATAGATGACTTTAACATAAACGCTCCGGGGTATTCTTACGAACCAGCTATAAACATAGATTGTATAAAAGGTACAGACGATGTTTATATTAACAATCCTTTAGCAAAATACCCATACCCTATTTTGCAAAGAGCTAGAAGATGTGGTAGGGCTTATACAACAAAAAAAGTAAAGGCAAATTGGAACTATGAAATATTTAAAAAATTTTGTAAATCCTAACGACTGCGATCAAATTTATTCTTACTTAAAAGAAAACACTAGTAAGACTTACAATGTTGATAACACAAGACCTTGGTTTGAAAACAATAATTTATTTTATAGTCGAATAGATAATCCACACATAAAAGATTTAGTTAGAAAATATATTATTAAATTAAGCACAGCTATTAGTTTACATTACAAACAAAACATTTATCCTCATTACACAGATCTAGTGGTATGGCATAGAGGTAAATATATGGAAGCGCACAGAGATGATGGATTTAACTCTGATGACGAAGTAAAAAGAATATTAGAACCCCGACATGTAAGCAGTTTGATTTATTTAAACGATGACTTTACAGGAGGTGAAACTTTTGTAGGTAAGAAAAAATTTAAACCTAAAAAAGGTGCAGCTTTAATATTTAAAAGTAATTTATTACACGGTGTAACTCAAGTCAAAGAAGGTGTAAGAGGAACTATTGCTAGTTGGTTTACTAAAGATTTTAATTCTTTTGATATTTAAATTTCATATTTCTCTTGCCAAATAACTTCAAACCAACCTGTAACAATTGTCTTCTCATGTTTTTTAGTAATTACTCCTTTGTGAGTATGAGTAAATCCAGCTGGCCATATTAATGTTAATCCTTTTTTACAAGGCACTCTTAATTTTTGATATTTAAAATCAGTCCCTGCATTAGGCACATCATATAGATATGTCATGAAAACAAGATTTCTTTTTATAATCTGAGGATAACCTGCATTCTCAAAATGCCATTCTTTAAATCCTCCACCTTTAGGATAGTGTTGAATTAGATAAGGTTTAGCTACATTAAAGTTTACGTATTGTTTAACAGCTGTATATTTTTTTTGATATGCTTCTACACAGTTTTGTAAATGTTTTCTGTACTTGTTAAATGGGGGAAACAAATCATGAGGCCAAAGCATAATGTCTGTTGACTCTTTTATTTCTGGTTTGACTTCAAAGTGAGCAACCGTGCCAGTGTATTGTTTATCTTTGTTATTATGAAAATAATCCATAATTTCATCACACAATTCAGCCGGTGCCATGTATCCACCTACAAAACTTTCCAATGGTAATTTATACTCTTTCATGTTATATTCTTATATAAAGGATTATATGCGTTTTGTCGATAGATTAAAAGAAGTAAAATATGCCACTCCTAATCAGAAGAAAAAAGAACTGTGGGATGTAGAGGGTATATTACACAATCAAAAATTTAAATTTGATTTGCGACCTTTAAAAAATAATGCTAAAGGTGGATCCTTTAAAACTAAATCAGATAAGATAGTTTTTAATATGAAAGATCAATTTATAATAGTAGATACAGAAGAGCTTCATCAATACCTCAGAGATAATAAATCAAAGATGGCAACCATAGAGGACCTGGTATCTAATTTAGAGTGGAACATAATTTTAGCTTAACATGGACCCTGTAATACATCCTATTTTTCCTACCGCTGTATATCATGCTAATATACCTAATATCAGTAGTCCTAATCCAAAAGATTTTAAAAGAGACGTATTAGGAGGAGTCAACTCCGGTAATGAATTTACAACTAATTACCATGTATTAGATTCCAAACAATACAAGCCTTTGAAAAAACACATTCAAACTCACATAGATAATTATGTAAAAGACATAGTTAACCCTGCTACACAATTCAAAGTAGATATAACTTTATCTCATATCAACTGGATACCCAAAGGAGGGTTTCATCACATACATGACCACCCTAACTCTTTTTTATCTGGTGTATTTTATTTCGATGTAGACACAGATGATGGTTTAAATTTTCATAAAAGAGAACATAATTTTTTTAGGATATATCCTAATCAATGGAATTACTATAATAGTCATCAATGGACTGTAAAGGTAAACAGAGGGGACCTTTTAATATTTCCTTCTTCTTTACTACACTCTGTTTCTAATGTAAAAATGAAACAGAAAAGATGCACCTTAGCCTTTAATACAATGGTTAAAGGGACCATAGGTGGGGATGATTTAACGGAATTGACACTGAAATAGGGTAGAATATAATACTACCAAAAATATAAAAACTCTATATAATACAAGGCTTATGTTACAGAAGCTTAATTTTAAACCAGGATTCAACAAACAAGCGACAGACTCAGGGGCAGAAGGCCAATGGGTAGATGGTGATTTCGTTAGATTTAGATATGGACTACCAGAAAAGATAGGTGGCTGGGAACAGTTAACCGTGGCTCAGGAAACATTACCTGGAGCAGCTAGAGCTCAGCACGCTTTTGCAAGTTTTAATGGTGAGAAATATGTAGCTATAGGAACTTCACAAGGATTATTTTTATATTACGAAGATGCTTTTTATGACATCACTCCTCTAGATGCTCAAATATCTGGAACGGCTACCTTTGATACAGTTCAAGGATCTGCTGTATGTACAGTTAATTTAACAGGACATGGTTTAAGTAATGGTCGATATGTAACTTTTAACAGCATGTCTATTATTCCAAATGGATTTACAGCTGCTTCTACTTTCACAGAAGGGGCTTTTGAGATTAGAGATGTAACTACTAATAGTTTTGTAATTACAGCTCCTACGGTTGCAGTAAACCCTGGCGGATCGGCAACTGGATCAGCGACTGTTAAACCTTACGTTACAGTAGGACCTACATTTCAAACAGCTGGTTATGGTTGGGGAACATATCTATGGGGTGATTCTACATGGGGGACAGCTAGAACTCTTAGTAACGTTATTCTAGATCCAGGCATCTGGAGCCTTGATAACTTTGGAGAAGTATTAGTTGCAACTATATTTAACGGAAAAACTTTTACGTGGGATGCAGGTGCTTCGGTTCCAAGAGGAAACAGAGCTTCTACTACCACTACAAATTTTAACACTACGGCCAATCCTACAGCTAGCAGATTAACTCTTGTGTCTGACAGAGATAGACACTTATTTCATTTTGGAACCGAAACAACTATTGGAGACTCAACCACACAAGATCCGATGTTTGTAAGATTTTCTAATCAAGAAGATTTGAACTCTTATGTTCCTAGCTCGACCAACACTGCGGGCACCTTTAGACTAGATACAGGAAACAAGATTATAGCAGCTATCCAAGGTAAAGATTATGTATTCTGTCTAACCGATCAAGCTGCCTATGTTATTCAATTTGTTGGTCCACCATTTACTTTCTCAGTAAGACAGGTAGGTACCAATTGTGGCTGTATTGGTCCTAAAGCTGTATCTTACGCAAACGGAGCTGTATGGTGGATGTCAGCTGAAGGAGGATTTTTTGTATTTGATGGTACGGTAAAATCACTGCCGTGTTTAGTTGAGGACTTTGTATTTAGTACAGATGGAGATAACTTAGGAATAAACTATAACGCTTCTGATCTTGTTTATTCATCACCCAATGCTTTGTATACAGAAATAAATTGGTTCTATGCTAAATCAGGTTCAGAACAAATTGATAGATGTGTAACTTATAATTATTCAGAGAATGTATTTACTACATCCTCTCTAGACAGATCAAGCTATCAAGATCAAGGTGTATACCCTGAACCGTATGCAACTGATTATGATTCTACCGCCTTACCTGTTTTTTCTGCTATTAGTGGCATAACTAGTAAGTATGGAGCATCCATATACTATTGTCATGAAAAGGGCGACGATCAAGTAAATAGTTCTGGCACTACATCAATTAATGCATTTATTAAGTCTGGAGACTGGGATATTACATCTAGACGAAGCGCTCTAGGTCAACAGACTGGAGTGGTAGACTACAGAGGAGATGGAGAGTTCTTTATGTCTGTAAAAAGAT